AAATTACCTTATGCAACAAAAATCTTATTCACGACATTAAGGAACTGCTTATTGGGCTTGGGTTTAAATGCACGGTGCGTGAAAGTGATGCACAGTTAAACGGGCGTGTTGTCGGAAGGCGTTGGCGGATAGGCTTTAAGGCTTATAGCCATTTTTCACCATTCCGGTTAAATCGAAAAAAAAGCCGATTACCTGAGTTACCACATACAAGGCCGCCTTCATTGGGGCGCATGATTGTAGGTTGTGAACCAACCGCCTCCATTCCTGTTAGGTGTATCACGGTTGAAGCCAACTCTCATTTGTTTCTAGCTGGAAAAGGGCTGATCAAAACCTGCAATAGCGGCAAAAGTCCCCTTGCAGCGGGCATAGGTCTATACGGCCTGATGGCAGATGGCGAAGCCCGAGCCGAGGTGTACGCCGCCGCCGCAAAAAAGGAACAGGCTATGATCCTGTTCCGCGATGCCGTGGCGATGGCGGAGTTGGCACCGGAACTTTCCAGCCGCTTGATTAAATCAGGCCGTGGTGAGGAAGCCTGGAACTTGGCTTACCCGGAAACCGGCTCGTATTTCCGGCCCATCAGCTCGGACAACAAAAAATCCGGAAACAGGCCGCACGTAACGCTGCTGGATGAGATACACGAACACAAGGACGGCACTGTTATCGAGATGATGCGGGCCGGTACCAAGGGGCGGCGGCAGGCGTTGATCTTCATGATCACCAATTCAGGCCACGACCGCAATTCGGTGTGCTGGAAATACCACGAATATGGCATCCAGATTGCCAGCGGCCAGCTTGAAGACGATGCTTTCTTCAGCTACGTTTGCGGCCTGGACGAAAATGAAGACCCATTTTTGGATGAAAACTGCTGGATCAAAACCAACCCAAGCCTTGGGATAACCATCCAGCGCGAATACCTGATTGAACAAATTACCCAGGCACGCGGGATGCCGTCCAAAGAATCCCTGGTGCGGCGGCTTAACTTTTGTCAATGGGTTGGTGCGGAATCGCCATGGATCAGCGCCGAAGTCTGGTTTGACAACCGCGAAGACTACCCGCTGGAACAGCTTTATGGCCGCCGTTGCTTCGGGGGGCTGGATTTGTCCAGCACCCAAGACTTGACCGCGCTGATATTGTTGTTTGAGCCTGACGATACCGACCCGTTTTGGCGATTGTTGCCGTTTTTTTGGCTACCAGCCTTGGGTTTGGACGATAAAGGCAAGCGCGATGGCGTGGATTACCTTACCTGGGTACGCCAAGGCCACCTTGAAACCACGCCCGGCAAAGCCATTGACAAGGCATTTGTACTGCAACGGTTGGCCGAAGTTGCCGCCGATTATGATTTACAGACCGTCGGCTACGACCGTTGGCGCATAGAAGACTTAAAAAATATGGCAAACAATGACGGTATCGACATCAATTTCCAGCCTTTCGGGCAAGGTTTCAAGGACATGGCCCCAGCGGTCGATGAATTTGAACGCCGATTGTTGGCTGGTGAGCTTAAGCATGACGGGAATCCTGTGATGACCTGGTGCGCCGCCAATGCCGTGGTTGCCACCGATCCCGCCGGTAACCGCAAGCCCACCAAACAGAAAAGCACAGGCCGTATCGACGGCGTGGTGGCGGCGGTGATGGCGGTCGGGCAAACGCTGGGGGCGGATAAGGGCAATATCGACGATTTCCTTAACGATCCCGTCATGAGTGCCGCCTAGTGGCTTGGTATTCCGGTTTTTGGCGGTTTTTCGGCAGCAATGCGACATCAAGCCGTTACGGGTCGCAAGATTCGACCCCCTTATCGTCGGTGCATAGCGATACGATTAACGTCGGCGTGGACGGTGCGCTGCAAGTGTCCACCGTATGGGCTTGCGTGGCCCTGGTGTGTGAAAACATTGCATCCTTGCCACTGAACGTCTACCAAAAAGACCCAAAAACGGGGCGGCGGGTAAAACTAGACCCACTGGAGCGCATCCAGAACGTGCTGCACAGCCAGCCCAACAAGCACCAGACCGCCATGGAGTTTTGGATGGTGATGCTGCTGAATTTTATGTTCCGGGGCAATGCCTTTGCCCGTAAGCAAATGGATGCTAAAGGCGATGTGATCAGCCTGTGGCCGTTGTCAGCCGATCAAGTCGAGGTCGAGATGCTGGAAAACGGCAGCATCATTTACCGTTACTGGTCTGGCGCTAACTTTATCGAGTACAAGGAAAACCAGATATTCCACCTGCGCGGCATGGGGAACGGTACGGTCGGCATGTCACGGTTGGATTACATGCGTTCCAGCGTGGGTTTGTCGATAAACGCGCAAAACCGCACTAACAAGACAGTCAGCAACAGCGGTCGCCGCCCCGGTATCTTGTACACCGGTGGGCATATCCTAAAGCCTGACCAACGCGAAAAAGCTCAACAAAAGTTTAACCAAATTGCAGCGGGCACGGAAAACGAACTTTATATTTTAGAAGGCGAATTCAAGTTTGACCCACTGGGCATGACCTCCGCCGACATCCAATTGCTGGAAACCCGCAAGTTTAGCGTGCAAGATTTAGCCCGTTGGTTCGGTGTACCGTCCATCCTGGTCAACGATACGCAAGAAACCACCTCACTGGGGTCTAGCGTCGAGCAAATCATCGAGCTTTTTTACAAATTGAAGCTCAGGCCGCTGTTGGAACTGATCGAACAAGCCATCCAGTTGCGGGTGTTGACGCTAGACCAACGCAGCAAAGGTTACTTTGTCAAATTCACCTTGGAAGCCTTGCTCCGTTCCAACTTAAAAGACCGTATCGAAGTAGGCGCAAAAAGCGTGCAAAACGGCATCTTGACCCGTAACGAAGTGCGGGAAAAGGAAGATTTAGAGCCTATCGATGGCGGGGACGTGCTAACCGCGCAATCTAACCTGCTGCCGCTCGACAAGCTAGGCACTCAAACAACCACCGGCGGCAGCGTGCCGCCTGATACCGTGAGGCAATGATGAAATCCTGGTACACCATCCAAAACAAGACAGACACCACCGGCAGCATCTCCATCCACGATGAAATCGGATTTTGGGGCGTGACCGCCAAAGATTTTATCGACGAACTGAACGCCAAGTTTAAAAACGTCACCCATATCGAATTGAGCCTGCATTCCCCTGGCGGCAACGTGTTTGAGGGCATCGCCATCTATAACGTGCTTAAGCTCCACCCCGCCAAGGTTACGGCACGGGTGGAAGGTTTGGCGGCTTCCATTGCCAGCGTTATCTTAATGGCAGCGGACATCATCACCATGCCGGAAAATGCGTACCTGATGATCCATAACACCACGGGCGGCGCATGGGGAAATAGTGACAATTTGCGCGAAATGGCCGACCTCATGGAAAAGCTGCAAGCGACTATCCGCAATATCTACCTAAAGCGCACGGGCATAACCGAAGACAAGCTCAAAGACTTGATGGCCGCTGAAACCTGGATGACGGGTGCTGAAGCCTTGGACATGGGTTTTGCAGATGTGGTACTGGATAAGGTAGATATGGCCGCCAAAGCAGGCGATTACAGCAAATATTTTAAGGCCGCACCGTTAGCGGATGCCGCCGTTGTCATCGACGACATTAAAAATGAACGCGATTTAGAGAAATTCCTGCGAGATGCAGGCGGTTTATCACGCTCACAAGCCACGGGGATCGTGGCCAAGGCCAAGGCCATCATCCAGCGCGAGGCTGGAGGTGATGTTCAAGCGCAAAAACTGGCGGAACTGTCAGCCCGATTGGGCAAGGTCAGCATCCCAACCTCACTCATTTAACAGGATTAACCCATGACTGATATAACAGACATCTCCAAAAAAATCGACGGCATCGAAAACAGCCTGAAGGAATTTTCCGAGAAAGCCAAGGCCGATATCGCCAACACCGGCAAAATCGCCACCGAAACTACCCAGGCGCTGGACAAACTGGGCGAAAAGCAGACCGAAATCGCTGCCCGTTTGTTGGCCATCGAGCAAAGAGGCGGTGAAACCGAAACCACGCCAAAAAGCGAAAGCTGGGGGCATCAATTCACCAATTCCGCACCGTACAAGGCATTTGCCGCTGGCGACACTACCCGCGCACGCTTTGAAGTCCAAAACAATACCCTGGTGGGTAGTGACAGCAACGTCGCACCGGATCGCCGCCCCGGTATCGTACCGGGCGCATTCCAGCCGTTGACCTTGGAATCGGTGTTGCCGTCCGTGCCGACCACCAGCAACGCCATCGAATACACCCGCGAAGCGTCGTTTGTGAACAACGCGGCGGAAGTGGCAGAAGCCGCGCAAAAGCCTGAATCCGATATCACCTGGTCGTTGGTCAACATGCCGGTCGCCACCGTGGCGCATTGGATCAAGATCAGCAAGCAACTGGCGGCGGATGCCCCGGCGTTGGCGGCTTATGTCAACAACCGCATGGTGTACGGCGTTAACCGTCGCGTTGAAACCCAGTTGGCGGTCGGCAACGGTACCGCACCTAATCTGGGCGGCTTGTTTAAGGCTGGCAATTTTACCCCGCACGGTTATGCAGACGCGGCACTCGGCACGACCTTCAAAAAGTTTGTGCTGATCCGCAAGATCATTGCCGATTTGTACTTAGCTGGTTATCCGGCCAATGCCATCCTGTTGAACCCAATTGATTGGGCAACCATGGACATTGAATTGCTGACCACCACCGGGATGCAAGCGCGGGTCAGCGTTGACCAGGCAGGCAATACCCGGCTGTGGGGCATTCCTGTTATCCAAGCCATTGGCGTGGCGGCGGACACCTTCTTGGTTGGCTCTTTACAACAAGCCTGCACCAAGTACGACCGCATGGGCGTGACCGTAGACTTGTCCGAGCATGATGCGGACAACTTCACGAAAAACTTGATCACCATCCGAGCAGAACGCCGTCTGGCATTGACCGTGGAAGTGCCAGCAGCCATCCGTGGCGGCGACTTGACCCCGGCATAAGCCAGTCGGTTAAACCCTTTGCCCCTGCAATCCAGCACCTCCTTGGCGTAACCTTCATTCCGCCTAAATTGCCAGATTGTGGGGGCTCCCTACTATTGGAGCACCTTACCATGCCTAACATCCGCGCATTGACCGATATCAACGTCAAAAGCATTTATATACCGTACAACCGCGTGGCGTTTGTCGATGACGACACTGCCGCCGCACTGGTTGCAGCGGGGCAAGCGACCGATGATGAAGGCCACGTCGAGCAAGCCTTACAGGCAAACCCTGAAGTCATTGAGATCGCCGTGCCGACCGCTGCCGACAAGGCAAAGGCTGCCGCCGCCGTCAAGGCCAAAGCGGATGCGAAAGCGCAAGCCGAAGCCGAAGCAAAAGCCGCCAGCGGCAGCAAAAAAACAAAACCTGCCGCCGAAGAACAATCAGGCATATTTGGAGAATAACCCATGCAACCGTATTCCGAATTAGCCCATGCCCTTGAGCAATCAGGCGCTGGCTTTATCCTTCCCGTGCAAGAAGCGGTCGAAGCCCACGGCCGTTACCACGCCGTGTGCCGCGATGCCGACGGCAACATCAAGTGGGAAGACGACATTGAAAACCTAGTTACTACCGTAGGCAAAAACTTTGCCCTGGATACCACGTTTGCTGGCAGCGCCTACACCGCCGCTTGGTTTATGGGCTTGGTGGATGGCGGCTCTGCCCCGGCTTACAACGTTGCTGATACCATGGCCAGCCATGCCGGATGGACGGAAAACGTCGGTTACAGCAACGCCACCCGCCCTGCCCCGGCTTTCAGTTCGGCGGCAGCTGGCACTAAAGCGACATCCACTGGCGTGGTATTCACTATCAACGCCACCGGCACGATTGCAGGGGCATTTATGAATACAGTAAGCACCAAAAGCGGAACGACGGGCACGTTGTATTCGGCGGGCAGTTTCACCGGCGGCAACAAGTCGGTGGCCAACGGCGATTCATTGACGATCACTTACAGCGCTTCGTTAACGTAAGTATTTAATTAATAGGTAATTATTATGTCAACAATCAAAAAAGGCGATACCGTCCAACAAATCGTACCGACCATCAAAGGAACGGTCACGGCCTTCCAAATCGACCAAGAAAGCGGCGAGCGGCTGCTGTTGGTGGAATACCAAGGCGCCGATGGCGTGATCGGTAGCCGATATTTTAAAGAAACCGAGGTCGAACTGGTGGCCTCTGCGGAAGACATAGCCGAATAACCTCATGATTTTACTCACCAGCACCAGCGACAAGCTCCAGCTCAGCACTAGCGCGGCTGGCGATATAGAATCCCATGCATCTTATTCCGACTTAAGCGGAACGACGGTAACGCCGTTGCGGACAAACACGGCAAACATCGTAACCGCCACCACCACCGACATCGTGGCAAGTCCTGCTGCATCTACACAGCGCAAGCTGAAATACCTGAGCCTATTCAACAATAGCGCTACGGTCACCAATACGATTTCTGTCATCCATACCGACGGCACGAACGCTAATGTACTTAAACAAGCTGTATTAGGTCCCAATGAAGGGCTTGATTATGTGGAGTCTGCCGGGTGGATGAAATTTAACGCAAATGGCGTTTTACAGAATTCCGCGAACCAAACGCCGACCGACGTGCAAGACTTTAATAATTCAGGCACATGGACAAAACCAACAAATTTCACCCCCAAAGCCGTGCTGGTCAAGATATGGGGCGGTGGCGGCGGCGGTGGTGCGGGCGCTTCATTGGCGACTGCTATCGTTGCAAAAGGCGGCGGCGGGGGTGGCGGTGGCTGTGCGGTGTTCCAGTACTTCAACGCTGACGACTTGTCTGCGACCGAAGCCGTAACTTTAGGCGCTGGCGGCACAGGCGGGACTCCCGGCGCGGCTGGTGCGGCGGGCGGTGCTGGCGGTGTTGGTGGTAACACGACATTTGGAACGGTCGTTAAAGCCACGGCTTATGGTGGTGGCGGCGGCGCAGGCGGTGCTATATCTGCGGTGGCTACGGGTGGCGGTGGCGGTGGCGGTTGTGGCGGCGCAGGTGGCAGCGGCAGCGCAACTGCCGGTACAGGCGGTATCCCGACGATAACGGCTAATGCCTCTGGTGGTGCTGGTTGCAGTGGAAGTATCAGTGTTGCAACCACCAACAACGCCGAATATGGTGGTGCTGGCGGATCAGGCAGCGCGGCAACCCCAGTGGCTGGCGGTAATGGCGGAAATGCACTTTTTGGCGGTGGTGCTGGAGGCTCTGGCGGTGGACATAATGCCACACCGGCCATCATTGCTGGCGGTGCAGGCGGTAGGGCTGGCATATATTTTGTAGCCTCCGGCGGCGGTGGTACGGTCGGCACGGATGGTGCCGCCCCTACGGCTGGTGGTGCGGGTGCGGCAGGTAACTCAAGTTATGGTGGCGGTGGTGGAGGTGGCGGCGGCACGACTGTCACGGCTTCGGTGGCAGGCGGTGCAGGCGGTGCAGGCGGTGCTGGCGGCGGCGGTGGCGGTGGTGGCGGTGTAGGCATGAACCCAGGCTTAGGCGGTGCTGGCGGTGCTGGCGGTAAGGGGCGAGCAACGATTTTTAGCTTTTAAAAAACCATGGCACGGCCAGACGCATTTGATAAAGATTTAGTTACACAAGAATGGTTTGACCACTGCTTACTGCCAGAAGCGTGGTTTGATGATGATCTAATCGCCGCCCCCACAAGCGGTAACCTAACCGCCACTGTTGTTGAAACAGCGGCAACAAGCGACACCCAAACGGCTGGCTTGCTGGCAACGGCCAGCATTGCCGAAAGCGCGGCGGCTACCGCCAGCCAAGTTGCCACCAGCCAAACGGTGGCGACAGTTGCAGAAAGCGCCGCCACTAGCGACAGCCAAAGTGCCGGGATTGCTGCCCAGGCGGCCATCGCCGACAGCGCGGCGGCAACCGACAGCCAAGTTGCCGCCAGCCAAGCGGCGGCGGTAGTTGGCGAAATAACGTCGGCAACTGACAGTTTAAGCGCAACGGCCAGCGCGGCGGCAGCCGTTAGCGAAACCACGGCAGCAACCGATAGCCAAACGGCAGGGCTAGCCACCGCCGCCAACATCGCGGAAACGGCAATTGCCACCGACAGCCTAAGCGCAACATTGGCCGGTATTTCGGCCACGGTCGCAGAAACGGCGGCGGCAAGCGACAGTTTAACCGCCACCGCCCAAGCGGCGGCGGCCATCGCCGAAAGTACGGCGGCAACACAGATACAAAGTGCCGGGCTTACTGCTGCGGCACAGCTTGGCGAAACGGCCTCGGCGACCGACACCCAGTCGGCCAGCCAAAACCTACTAGCCACCTTAGCCGAACCCGCCGCCGCGACGAACAGCCAAAGCGCGACAGCCAGCGCGGCGGCCAGCGTCCAAGAAAGTACGGCGGCGGGTGACAGCCAGACGACATCGGCTACCGGGCAAACCGGCAATATCGCCGAAACGTTGGCGGCCATTGATAGCCAAAGCGCAGGGCTTACCGCCCAGGCGGCATTAAGCGAGACTGTAGCGACCGGCCATAGCCAAGCGGCGAGTATTGCGGCGGCGGCAACGGTCAGCGAAAGCACGGCGGCAACGCATAGCCAAAGCGCGACGGCATCCGCTACCGGTAACCTAGTGGAATCGGTAGAGGTAAGCCATGGGCAAAGCGCCGTCCTGGATGCAGTTGCCAGCGTTGCTGAAAGTACGGCAA